AGCCGCTACTTCACCAAATCATGGTTGGAGGAAGATCCCGCAGTACGTTGGTTACTAATGCAGTCGGCCCCGTTGATTGTACCTTACCGCCCTAACGCTACATTTTGTGCGACGGTTCGATAGGAGATTGGGAATGCGAGTAACCACATTAACGACCCTTAGAACGGGTAAACCTGGTTCATTTGAGGCGGTAGTACCTGGTGAAACGATTGAACTTCCGGATACGGAAGCTCAATCGCTAATAACGCGAAGTCTCGTTATCGCCAAGCATGAGGTCATAGATCAAGACAATGATCTCATCGATGCGATTTTAGATGCTATCGATGACTTACCCCAAGAAGCCTACGGTAAAGATGGTAAACCCAGCGTCAGATCAATTGAAGAAATTTTAACTCAAAGTGTCACTGCCGCCGATAGAGACAGAGCTTGGGAAACTTATCAGAGTCTGGTTCACGATGGACAGTAAGACTCGATTCGCCAAAGCCATCGACAGTCAGTTTGCTCATCTTGGACGAGCGGCTGTTTACATCAAGTCGTTATCTGAACCACAAGACATCATTGTTATTGCCCGTCGTCCAGAGCAACTCTTTGAATTGGGTGACGGGCATTTACATGCGGAAAATCCGCAATTGGAGTTTCGTGTGTCTGAAGTGAGTTCGCCTAGTCGTGGGGATGAAATTCATATCGATGGTCGTATCTATCGAATTGAATCCGAGCCTAGATTGGATTTACACCAATTGGTTTGGGTAACTGACAGCTTGCCACTGATTGAATAGTTAGGAGTTGCCATGGTGATCCTAAACATTATGCCATCCCCACAGTTAAGTGATTGGCAACATTCATTAACCGCCAATGAAAAACAATTACAAGTCGCTGCGGTGCGCGCTTTAAATAAAACAGCACGCTGGGCAAGAACTCGAGTGGCCAGTGAAACAGCAAAAGCTCTGTCGATAAAAGTGGGTCCCGTTCGTGAAGGTATTGTTATGGCTAGAGCAAAACAGTCAAACCCTCAAAGTGTTGTTGGTTTATCAAAAAACTCCGGTCTCATTAAAGCCAAAAAGTTAGGTAGTGTTTCTCAAAATGCATCAGGGGTTCGTGCCGGACGTCGCCAGTTTGATCGTGCATTTTTAGCCACTATGCCCAATGGGCATCAAGGTGTGTTTCGTCGCCGTGGAAAGGCTCGCTTACCCGTTCAAGAAGTTCAAATTGTGATAACGGGTAAGATGCAGCAAGCGATGGAAGATCTTTCCAACGGCCCAGCGTTGAAGCAGTTTGAAGTGATTTTTGAGCGTGAACTGCGCTATCTACTGAGGGCTGGGTGAATGAATGTATTGAGCGTTTTATTTGAAGAAATTAAACAAGGTCTATCAGAAATAGTAGGTATTCAACATTGCGGCGCTTTTCCTAAAAGGCGAGATGATATTAGGCTGCCAGCAATTCTGATTGATTTGGTTGAGCTAGAACCCGCTGATGATAGTGGGACAGATGAACTTGCCTTAATTAGCCATTGGGAAGCAAGAATTCTCGTGTCCGATCAAATGAGTGAATCCGATCTTTGGGCTTTAGTTCAGGCCGCCATGTTGTGGTTGTTTAATCACTCCTGGCCAGAAACCAATATTGGTCGAGCTAAATTAAAGCAAGCTGGACCTGACCATTTTTCACCAGAATTCCAAGGTCATAGAATCTGGTTAATCGAATGGACTCAATCCGTTCGAGTGGGTGAAAACGTTTGGGATGGGAGCACTGTTGTTCCCAGTATTATTTCTATTGCCGGTCTGGATGCTGAGCGAAACGAATTAGAGGTATAGCCAATGATTGAATTTGAAATTACAGAATTGAATCGTCGATTGGCCAATTTAATCGTATTGGGCAAAGTTGTTGAAGCCGATTACACATTAACCACTCCCAAACTAAAAATAAAAGCGGGTGATCTTAAAACGGCTTGGCTACCCATGCTAACTCAAAGAGCAGGCTCTGATTTAAGTTGGTGGCCTCTAGAGGTTGGCGAGCAAGTGGTTGTATTGTCTCCTAGCGGAGAGTTGGCGCAAGGTATTGTACTGGGCGCGCTTAATCAATTGGCGTTCCCTTCTATTGGTAATAGCGCAGATAGTCACAAGCAAGTTTACGCAGATGGCGCAGTAATTGAATATAACCGCAAGTCCCATCACTTATCAGCCACGTTACCTTCGGGCGCGACCACAACATTAGTATCAGATGGTGGCGTGAATATTACGGGTGATGTTGTCGTCACAGGCAATATAGCAGCATCAAAAGATATTACGGATAAAACACGCTCCATGCAGGCTGACAGAGATATCTTTAATGCCCACACTCACAGTGGTGTGCGCACCGGCGCTGCAACCACCGCCATCCCAAATCAGTCACAGTAAGAAATTATGCAAGGCATGAATAGAAACACTGGAAGAAAACTTTCAGGTGTCGATCACTTGCGCCAATCCATTGTTGATATTTTAACAACACCTATTGGCTCGCGTGTTATGCGACGAGATTACGGGTCTCGTCTATATCAGCTGGTGGATGGCCCCATAAATCGAGCGTTATTCGTAGAGGTTTATGCAGCCACAGCTGAAGCGTTGGTGAAGTGGGAGCCGCGATTTCAGTTAAGTCGTGTGCAAGTTGAATCTGTTAAGCCAGGTCAAACCTCAATTGCATTGGAAGGTTTATACCTTCCAGAAAACAGGAGCTTATCGCTTGAAGGTGTATTGCTATGAGCGGATTTAGTGCGATTGATCTCACCAAACTGAATGCTCCCGATATTATCGAAACGTTGGATTTTGAGAGTGTCTTTAATGATATGGTCGCTGAATTAATAAATCGTGATGATGGGTTTAGCGCGCTGCTTGAAAGCGACCCCATTATTAAGGTATTGGAGGTGGCCGCATATCGAGAAGTCCTTCTTCGTGCCCGTATTAACGATGCCAGTAAAGCAGTCATGCTGGCTTATGCCAAAACTTCTGATTTAGATAATCTTGCAGCGTACTTTGGTGTGGAACGGCAACTCATTGATCCGGGTGATGAAAATGCAGTGCCACCGATCCCACCCTCTTATGAAAGTGATGATCGACTAAGAAAACGAACTCAACTTAGCCTTGAAGGACACAGCACCGCAGGCCCCATTGGCAGTTATATTTTCCATGCCTTGGCGGCTAGCCCATTAGTGAAAGACGTTGATGTGGCGAGCCCTGACCCTGGTGAAGTTGTTGTGACAATTCTTTCAACGTTGGACGTTGGTGTTCCGAACGATTTGCTCATATCTCTAGTCGCAGAGCGTCTAAATGCAAAAGACGTTAGACCTTTGACCGATAACGTTGCAGTTAAAAAAGCGAGCATTGTTTTTTATCAGGTAGAAGCCGACCTCATTTTGCATGAAGGTCCCGACGGAGAAGTCGTGAGAAAAACGGCTCTCGAAAAAGTCGATGAGTATGTTCGTCGGCATCATCTGCTGGGTAATGACATTACGTTGTCGGGGCTATATGCAGCTCTTCATCAAGAAGGCGTACAACGTGTGGTTTTGAAAAAGCCCTTGGCTGATCTAATTGTGCCTGCAGATAAGGCAGCATGGTGCGATCAGATTTTGGTGTCAGTGGGTGGCCGGGATGAGTAACAACCAGAAAAGCCTTTTGCCATTCAACGCAATTAAACAAGAGCGTGATCTTGAATCCACGCTTTTGCGAACCGCCATACTGCCAGTAGACATTGCAACGATATGGGATCCTCATGCATGCCCAGTTGAACGACTGCCTTGGCTTGCTTGGGCGTTATCTGTCGATACCTGGGATAGTGAGTGGCCAGAAAGCACAAAGCGCTCACTGATTGCCAATAGCGTACAAATTCATAAAACCAAGGGAACAGTATCGGCCATTGAGCGAGTGATGGACGCATTAGGGGTAACGGCTGAACTACGTGAATGGTTTGAGTATAACGGGCAGCCTCACACGTTCCATTTAACTGCCTGGGCTAACTCTAATTTGGTTCCCGATGCAGAAGCCATATTAAGCCCAGTCTTATACAGAACGCTTCAGCGCTCGGTCGACAATGTAAAACCAGTGCGAAGTCATTACGACTTTCGCGTCGGGGCAATGTTTGGTGTTGGTATGGGAATTGGAAATTCAGGATCAGCGACTAGCTACGTGCCAACGAAAAATGACCTTGAATTAACCGTTGGATTTTTACCGTTCAGGGCTCAACAAAGCTCTGCTTTTCAATCAATAAATTATATTCGTGTCTCAATGGAGCCCATATGAGCATTTCGTTAACTCCAATCATTACGACAGCAGGACTGCAGGCTGTTCTCAGCGCAACCAATGACGGGCTACAAGCAAAAATCAGTGATGTTGCTCTAGGGGATGTTGGCTGGTCTCCAACCAATTCAGCAACCCGCTTGAAGGCAGAAAAAAATAGAGTCGCCGTATCCAACGGTACTCGTATTCAACCAACACAGATTCATGTAACCGCTGTGGAAAATGGCAGTACCGAATACTGGGTTCGAGAAGTTGGTTTTATCTTAGATGATGGCACGCTGTTCGCAATTTGGAGTCATCCAACTCAAGCGCTTGCGTGGAAGGCTGCGGGTGTTGATCTACTGTTAGCCTTTGACATGCTGTTAAGTGCATTACCGGCAGACAGTGTCACCATTGATGGCACTGGCGGTGTAAATCTCGCTCCTGCTACTCAAGGGCAAGAGGGATTAGTTAGGCTTGCCACTAGCCAAGAGGCCATTGCAGGCGCGCTAAACTCGGCTGTTGCCATGAGCCCTGCTGATAGCAGAGCTCATGGTGATGCGAGATACTCACGATTGAGTCACCGACACCCATGGTCAGAAATTGATGGCAAGCCTACTGTTTATCCTCCAGTGAGTCATAACCATGATGATCGTTACCCTTTTAAATCGGGAGACTACTCATCCCTACGAGCAAGAGCCACGACGAAAGCGGATGTTGGTTTATCTAACGTACCAAATTACAGTGCGACCAGTTCAATTGGGGATAGCTCAAATAGTAAGTTAGCTACAGCGGGAGCCGTAAAACGCGCCTATGATCGCGCAAATAGCCGATCGTTGGGTTGGGGAAGTGTTCAAATAACCGGTTATTTAAATAATTTTGACGCTGTTATTAATTACACAGTACCGAATCAACATGTGATGGTGGGACTCTATAGTTACCATACCAATAATACAGAAGATCGTCGTTGGCGTGTTCGTTATCGATCTTTAAACCTAAGCTGAGGCGAGCATGTATTTATTAATCAATCCAGATAATACCGTCAATTTTGCTGACGATCATCCAATCAATGATGCGCTTGATTTAAATGGTCTTAGGCTCATTGAAATAAAAGAAAAATCTTTAGATAAAGTGGTTGGGGAAATTCATCCTGAAGTAGCGATTTGGGATGAGGTTTCTAAAAAAGTGAGAGCTGACCCATTGTCAGTAAGTTTGAGACAAGAAAGCGTCAATAAACGGCGAGAGGCGCAGAAAAAAATTAAACAGTATTACCCTTTTTGGAAACAACTCAACATATTGCGTGAAGGAAATTCCAAGAAAATTGAAGTGATGGGTAAGTTTATTGATGCCTGTCGGAAATGGTCCAATAGTACATCCACTACCTCTGCCCAGCTCGAAAAAATCAATCCTTAACAATCCTTTTAACAAATATCTAATACAGCTTCACAGCAAGTTGGAGTATTCCTATGCCTGAACAATTTTTACATGGTGTCGAGGTCGTTGAAATCGACTCGGGGCCAAGACCTATTCGTACTGTACGATCATCAGTAATTGGGCTTATTGGTACCGCACCAGATGCCGATGAAGATAAGTTTCCATACCACACACCCATATTGATTGCGGGAAAACGCAGTGAAGCGGTTGGCCTTGGTCGTGCTGGTACATTGCCTGCCGCCATTGACGATATCTTCGATCAAACCGGCGCCATGATTGTAGTGATTCGTGTGCCAGACTTGTTTGGTGAAGAAGAATTTCCAAGCTTTAAGGTGGCATTTGAAGGACCATGGTTGCCCAATGTCGGACAGATCATCGGCGGTGTTGATGAAGAAACTGGTCAGTACCTAGGTATCCAAGCTTTCTTAGCGGCAGAAAATGAAGTGCATGTTACCCCTCGAATTTTGATCGCCCCTGAGTTCAGCCATCACCCAGCAGTTGCTAATGAGTTGTTATCGGTCGCTGAACGCTTACGTGCGGTGGTCATTGCAGATGGTCCCAACTATAACGATGAAGAGGCCATCGACTATCGACAAATGTTCGGTAGCTCTCGCTTATACCTGGTTGATCCTTGGGTGCGAGTTTGGGATGCGGAAGACAATGTCGAGGTAGTTCGTCCCGCCAGTGCTCGGGTTGCAGGACTTATTGCTAAATCAGATGCTGAACGCGGGTTCTGGTGGTCGCCATCCAATCGTGAAATCCGTGGTTTGATGGGCACAGCACGCAGTGTTGATTTTGCATTGGGTGATACCAACGCCAGAGCCAACTTCCTCAATGAAAATGAAGTGGTCACCATTATTCAAAAGGATGGCTTTCGCTTATGGGGTAACCGCAGTTGTTCTGCCGATCCAAAATGGTCCTTTCTAAGTGTGCGGCGAACTGCCGACATGATCAATGAGTCGTTGCTTCGTGCGCATATGTGGGCCGTGGATCGCAACATTACTAAAACCTATATCGAAGATGTGCTCGAAGGCGTGAATGCCTACTTGCGGCACTTACGAACAGTGGGTGCGATCATTAATGGTCAAGCTTGGGCCGATCCAGAATTGAATACGCCCGATCAAATAGCTCAAGGTAAGGTCTATATCGATTTTGATTTTACGCCGCCTTATCCCGCCGAACACATTACGTTTAGAAGCCATTTAGTGAATGATTATCTGGTAGAAATCCTGCCAGACGCAGCCTAAAGGAGACGAACATGCTAGATGATATTTTGAAAAATATGGCCTTGTTCGTCGACGGACGAGGCTTCGCAGGAAACGTGGAAGAACTCACACTGCCAAAACTCACTTTAAAAACCGAGGAGTTTCGCAATGGGGGGATGGATGCACCCATCGAAGTGGAGATGGGTATGGAAAAACTCGAAAGCGAATTCACGCTCACACGTTTTGATAAAAACGTATTGAAGCTGTTTGGCTTGGCGCCGGGCCAGCTTACGCCGTTAACGATACGCGGTGCCGTGATTTCAGATGACGGAACGCAAACAGCCGTGGTGGTTAATATACAGGGCATTGTGCGTGAAATGGATCCTGGTAATTGGAAGCCCGGTGAAAAAGCGACTCTAAAAATTATGATGGCTCTGCGTTACTACAAACTCACCCACGGTGGTGACGTTGTTCATGAAATTGATATCCCCAACATGGTTCGCACCATTGGCGGTGTCGATCAGTTATCTGCGGTTCGTTCCGCGCTAGGCATTTGAGGAGTTGATTATGCAAACCGAAAAATATTACGTCATTAA